AACTGCCATTGTTATCCCCTTCAAATAATGGTGGTTGCGAATAATCGTCTATATTCCTCATACCCAATCTAATCCCTATCTTGCCATTAATCATTTGTAGGCCAGTAGTGGGCATGATTCTCGGTTTTGCTTCCCTGCGGTATTCAACGTATTTGCTACGGTTACGCAATTGCATGATGGCTACCTCGCCACGTTGCCATGCTTTGTAGCCCTTATCGACTCTGCGCTGGATATATTCGGTCAGAGGTTCAGAGCGATACCAGAAGACGTCTAGCAGATGGGCCTTGTTGACCCCACACAAGTCTGCAAAGAGCTTCATGGAGATGCCGCGCTCCTTATCCCTAATGAAGCGGCGCATCTGCGTCATCAATTCACGCTTGGTAAGAACCGGCTGAGACATAGTTGAGTATGTAACCTTTGGATTGCAGGAAGTCTAAGAACTCTTTTTCTCGGTAAGCGTCTTGAATACCCATTGGCAAGAGAATCTCATTGTCTCTGATTAGCTTTCTCGATGTTGAGTGATGACCAAGGAGTTTAGAAAAGTCCATATCGTCATGAAACTTGGGAGCAATGTGTTCCATCGAAAAGTATTTAGCTACTTCGTTGGGCGCATATTTAAATCCCAAGGACTCAAAGAGTCCACGCTTTAAGCAAGACAATTGAATGTCTTCATTCCAGAGATGAATTTCATCGGAATACGATTGAACAATGCCTAGCTTTGTTGGAGCTTCTAAGAAGCGTTTGCTACGCAAGGAAAAACCCCCGTTTAGGACAAGCGTATAGTATTCAAACTTAGTCCACTCAAAGCCTAGATGTAATGTGTTGCCCACCAGACCAGCATGAGTAATGCCGCCAATGTAATCGTAGGTGTAATAGTCTTCTCTCCAGTTGGACCCGTCCAAAACCCAGCCGTCATCCTGAACAATTAAGCAGAAGTCCGTCATGATGTATTCATGCAAGCAGTGCATGATAAATGTGCTGTAACCCCGGTAGTCAAAAGGAAAGCAATGCAGCCATTGGATGTCTTCTGGCAAGTTCTCTGGTTTTGATGGAGAAATGAGCAAACCTTTTGAACACGGCAACTCTCGCATACTGCGAACAATGGACGGCAAGGTGGCTGACCCATCTGTGTGTCCATGAACTGACACAATGGTTAATTGATTATGCGCCATACACACCAATCGCTTTCAAGTAGTTGGATACTCCCTTGCCTACAGACAATTGCTCCGGGGTCTTTGCTTCTAATTCTCTGGATACTTTTCGGCTTAACTTGCGTTGAATTAATTGGGGCTGAACCTGCTCTGAGTAAGCAGCGCATGCTAAAGCCATCGCCATTACACGGTCATCTTTGTTGCGGCCTGATGCCTCGATAGATGCGCCGTCACGGATGATGGTCTTCATCTCCTCAATGGTGTCGACTGAGTAGACAGCTAACATCCCGCGCTCAAACAAGTCTTTCGTGTAATTCATCATTCGCTCTTTGGTGCCTTGCGTTGTTATCCAACCCAGCGAGTTAGACATCCCGCCCATCGTATCGTTACGTCGCCAGATGTAATTCGACATAGAACCAAAGACGTCCATTAGGCTTTTGCCCATTGCGTTGCCCATGCTGGCAGCTTGACGGCGTAAGTTCTTAATCTCGTTTAGCACAGCCTGTCCCGGCCCGTTAACTTCCAGATTAAGCGTCGAGTTCTTGTAGGCTCCTGCCAAGTGAGCGATAACCCATGCAAACTGGTACGTATTAAGTTCTGAAGTGGCAAACTCAGCAACCTGCTCCATTCCGTCCGAATAGCAGCGGAAGACTTGAACGCAGAACCTATCAGCCCAATCAGAAGAACCATAAGCAGGGTCTGCACCGATAACGTAGTAAGCGGTATCAATTGGCTCCTCCCACACCTTTAACGTAGACAAGCGTTCAGTAGACTTCAACACTTCTGTGTCTTGAAAGTTGACACCCATCGCGTAGCGGTAATGGTCGCATAGAATCTTCTTCGCAATCTTCATGGCGTCAGTACACCGTGAGTTTGAGAAGAAGGATGTACCTGTCATTACGAACGCATAGTCTTCGGTAGGCGGGAACTCTTGATACATCAAGGAATCGTCTTTGATGCCTTCAATCATTTTCCAACGCCACCACGCCATCTGGCGCGAGTTAATCTCAAAGTTGTAGAGCTTCTTAATATCTCGCGTCCATTCTTTTTCTTCGGGTGTGAGTTTGCCGTCCCAATAGACTTTGTAGACATCTGTATCAGGTGCCGCAGAATAGAACTCATTGCGCCACCAGCCACAGAAGATAGCCTTTTGAGTTCTAGCTCTCTTGGCGGTTACGTACATATCGTGAAACATATTAAAGCCGCGAGCAGTGGACTCGAATATGTAGAGACGTTTAGGGTTGGTTTCAGCTAAAGACGCCAGCAAGGATGCTAGTCCTTCTTCATCTCCCCACGATGACGTCTCTGTTCCATGAAGGAATGTGATGCCCTTGCCACGACCAAGACTTCCTTTCGCTCTAAGCCCAGCGACTTGATAAAAGATACGGCTGCGGTTTTTGAGGGAAAGCGAGTTTCGATTGTGTGCAAGTATGGGTATTTTGTACTCTTTAGGCAGACCTTCCATATAACTGCCGAGCGTTCCTCGGAACATATCTCGGTTTTCTTCTGTGTCTGTAACAAGTGTTCCATTTAACCCCGCATTGATGTAGTGCCAGTAAAGGTCTAGGGCTAGGCTAATCGTAGTAATGCCAAGCTGACGGCCTTTTAAGATGACAAAGAAATGGATACCGTTCTCTAAGCCGTTAGCAATCTCATCCATGACATAGGTCTGAGTGCCGAGAAGGTTATCCATCTTACGTAACCCCTGCTCTTTGGTTTCAATCTTTAATTGAGAGCAGAAGGTGTAGAACTGTTTGAGATTGAACTTCATTTAGACTTTCGTCGTTCATTGCTGAACTGTTCTAGGTTCCAGTTAGCTATACGGTACCGTGCCTCTGGATTCTTAGCTACCCGCAATAGCTCATTAACTAACTCAGGGCTATATTGGTTTTTCCAAGACTGTAGCAAGTCCTTCTTTTCTTGTGGACTGTAAGCACGGTTAGCCTTGCCCATCTCAGACTTCAAGATACGGCGAGAGAGCAGAAGTTCTTCTGCGTAATTATCAATTGATAGTTTGGAGGCGTCCAAGGGTATCCTTTAGTCGCTCATTCTCATCATTAGCATCCCGCAGCAACTTAGCTGACTCGGTATGGACACGCATTAGTTCATGAAATAGCTCTGCATGGGTCATAGCGTAGACCTTCTCCATGTAGGCTTTTTTGACGTCCTCCATTGCTAGAGGCATCATCGTTTGAATCGTTTCAGTCATCTTTATCCTCCGGGGCACTCATAAAAATAATTAGTTCTCGGCAAGCCCTTCTAACTCGCGGGTCATCTTCAACCTCTAGCAAGTCTTTAAGCCGCCAAACAATGTATTGGTCCATAACGTCTACAAACAAGCTCTCCTCTAAGAACTCCATTTTGTTGACACTCATAGGTATTCTCCTGTCCAACCACGCCACTGCATATCCTGCCAAGGAGAAGGAGAGCCATCACCACGAACCCATTGCTTGCCATCCCATTCATTTAATACAGACAACGCATCTGAGCCAACAGAGTACAAGCCCTTGTGAACCGGCTTTTCTTCTGGAGGAAACCAAGGAGTAGCTTTGCAAAGCAATGTCTTTCCCCCTTGATATATCTTTACCGTGTTCCTATAACGACGGGATTGCCAGCCAGCAAGCTCCTCCTCCGTCATCTGATGGTCTGGCACCTCTACGCCGTTCTCCATACCCGTACCCCCAACTTTTCACTTCGTTCAAAGCAGCGGCGTTTAAGCTGTACGCCACACTCTAACGCCGCCACTATCTTTCCTCGCTATGAACTGCATCCCTAACCGCTTGGATGCCCTGTAATTGGCATTGCACACCACCTGTAACTTGCCAGCATCCACAAAGAAGCTATCTCCAATATCCATACTGGCGTATGGATAGCGTTTCTTGGCTTCAGGCAGCGGCACTGACTTCTCTACTTCTAAGTTAATCATATCTATCCCTCATAACCAATATACACACTATAGACGAAAAAAAGGGACCCCACAAGGGAGGTCCCAAAATGACTACGCCAAGCGAGAAGAGATGCGTAGCCAACACAGAAGGAAAATCTAAACAGAGATTAGCAGAAACACAGAAAACATGAAATTTTTTATGGGGGGAATCGGAGGGGGGCACGCACCCACAGACCCCCGAACCCACAGCAGCTGCCAGATTAGCAGCGATGACGATTGTGCAAGCCGGACAATCTACCCAAGTGGACAACCAGGCTGTGCAGGCTGCCTGTCATCACCAGGCTGAAGGTATGCAATCATCACAGGGCGACCCAATGGACAATTGTTAAATCTAAGGGGGGAAAGAGTTAACAATCTTCAACGTTATCCGCTTAGAGTATAGGCATGCTTAATATATAACACCTAGTATGTAGATACTATGTAAGTAATAGATACATATATATATATATAGTTACTATGATATGTAGATATTATGTTATCTACATAATATCTTTTATATATACAAAGGGTATATTTTAAATATAAATATATACAAAGCAGTTCACATAATCTCTATCGTCTATATAATGCGTTACAGCAGCACAGAAATATTCCTAACCTAACCGGGAGTTCACCATGAAAAAAGCATACGTTAAGGCCTTCAACGAGTTAACCAAATTAGGCTGCCCAGTCTTTAATCGTTCCGACTATGTAGATGGTTTCTTTATCAGCGCAGAGGGCAGTAACAGCGATGAATGGGCTGATTACTACAACACATACCCTTGGCAATGGAACGGCGAAACAACTAACCCTAAAATTGACGAGGTATTGAAAAAATATAAGTTATTCGCTGAATGGAACAATCCAGGCTGTTTGCAAGTATTCGAGAACTAATCAAACCGCTAGCCGGAGCGTATCCGGCATTTTCCTAACATTTAAGGGGTACACCATGCAAAACATATTTGACCAATTTCAAGGCGCAGACTTAGACCGACTCACAGACTGTTTGAAAGCTATCCGACAAGCCGGACTGTCTGTAGACAAATACACTCAGGCCGGAGTCAATCCTACCTCTGGCAATGTCTGGGTGTGGTCTGAGGACTGGTACGGCTCAGTCTATTGCTCTATCAGCTTTGACGTTCAATGGTGCTATTCGTGCCCAGAGTGCGGAGAGGAGCATGACTTCGACACTTACCAAGAATTAGAGAATTACGTCACAGAACATGATTACAACCATTGTGACTCTTGCCGGACTGTGGAGGCTTAACCATGCCTGAATCATTCTTTGAATATGCTCTTGGCCTTATCGGCTTTGCTCTGTTTTATCTGTTTTTCTTTGTTTTGCTTTCTTTCTAATCGGGGGTTTTATGAGTTCACTATTACGTACCGCTTCATGGGTTATTGTTGACAAGATAACCAACAAAGCAATATTTGAGACTTTTAGCGAATCAATTGCAAGCAAGATAAATGTTGAAAAGTATCAAGCAGTGCCAGTGCTTGAATACCTGCAAAACCTAAACAAACAGATAAGGGGCTAATCATGGGTAAAGTTAAACAATCATTAATAGTTGAGCGAGAGAACATAGACCTTGATTACAGGCCTTTTAAGCCCGTCGAAAGGTTATCTGATGTCGAGGTATCAGCGGCCTATTTAAAGCCCGCTACAGGCCTTCTAGAGGGTCGAGAATGGACGCCTAGTAGTCAAACTGACGTAACAAAGACTTGGCGTAGGTTTGGTTGGCGTCCTATTGCTGAAATCAAAGCAGAGCAAGAGGGGCAATCATGAGCGAAAGATTCTTAATTATTGTTACCAGCGCAATTATTTTGTGTTTATTTGTTTATGGTTTTGATTTTAAAAATAATGTTTTAGAACAAATTGCGCTACTGGTTTCTGGCTATTTATTCGGAAACCTGACAACAATCGCTGACTACGCAAAGGATGATAATGCTTGCTAGTTTATTCACAATCTTAGTCGGGGGGATATTTATGGGCATGGGAGTTATGCTTTTGACAGTCGTTGCATGGATTCTTTGGACTTTTTTAACGCCAGAGGATTGACAAAATCCCCCACGCGCATGTAGATTCGCCTTGTTGTCGTGGAAAACAACAAATCTGAGGCCGTTTGAATCTGTTCCTTGCCCCGCCGATATAGGGGTTTCCACCAAGGAGCAGTTTCAAGCGGCTTTTTTGTTGCCCATGATGACCGTACTGGTCGCGTTAGCAATGGGCTTGAATGGGCTGCTACCAAGAAAACACCGCATACCGGAGACACCCACGGTGTGTGACAGAACTTGGTTAGGGTATCTGTAAAGTCTATGGCAGGTGGCAATGACAAGACATAGACATAAGCCAACTAACCCGTCACGCGCACTTGGTACTGGTTTTGTAGCCTTAAATCAGTATGGAGAGGAGGCCGGTATAGGCCACCCTTGGCAGGTTATCGACTAAAGAAAGTGAGGTGAAAAAAGATATTGAACATAATGGAATTAACCTATATAGTCCTACTGTATTTCCTAACCATCTAAAGGGGTAAATCATGAGTGAACCAAAGCTCTGCATCGACTGTAAGCACTTCAAAGCACGTTCCTGCTATCACCCATCCAACGGCATCGATTTAGTCGAAGGAAAAATCCAGTCTGAATTCTGCGCGATTATGCGTTTAGATTATCGCGAGTGTAAGCCTGAAGGACTTCTATTTGAACCGATGGAGGCCGTTGTATATGACATTGCAGCACTTTTTCCAGACACCAATTTTCCTAACATCAGAGGTGAAAAATGAGCATCCAAACAGAAGGTCTGAAAGGACTAGAAACAATAAGCATAAACGACCTACTTAGGCCGTTTGAAAAAGACTACGAAAAAGCTCAAATGCGTGACCAGATTGAAATGCTGGAGCGTGAAATAGACCGTCAATCAACCATCATTGACGCACTAATCAAAGCAATCAAAGTTATTGAGAGGGGTTAATCATGGCAAATGACCAGAACGATTTCGCACCAGAAGTTCGCAATTCGGCTTGGTGGTCGGGTGACTCTAGGAAAGCAGCCAACGGCAGAGGTAATGAAGCTGTCCTAGAGAAATTAGGCTTGAAAGAACGGCCAGACTTATCTCAAGTGGAAGCTGTCCAAATGGGTCACGTTATGCAGCCCATCATCGGACGTTTAGCTCAAGATAAATTGCAGATTGAATTGAAGGACGCTGATTATGCGCTTACGCATCCAAAAGAAACGTGGCTCAAATCACATTTCGATTTTATCTCTGCTGACGGTAAAACGCTGGTTGAAGCGAAGAATTACAACGCGAATGTTCGTAATAAGTTTGACGCAGAATCAAACATTATCCCTGCGGCTGATATGGCGCAGCTCGTACATGAAGCGGCTTGCCATAACGTCGAAAATATTGTTTTGGCGGTCTTGTTTGGCGGTCAAAATTTTGAGACGTTTGAATTTACAATTTCGGAAGCCCAAAAGGAAAGTCTCATTAAGGATATGGCGAGGTTTTGGGCAGCAGTTCAAACTAAGCAACCACTTGAGCCAGAGACAACAGAACAGACAAAACTTGTTTACGCTCAAGACAAAGGCACAAGCATCGTCGCAATCCAACCCATTGAAAAGGCAGCAGAAGCTCTCAAGTTCGTTAAAGAAGAAATTAAGCGGCTAGAGGAAAAGGAAGAACATCTCTTAACTGCTATTCAAAACCACATGCAATGGTCGAGCGAACTGGTGAGCTTCGATGGCAAAGTTCTCGCTACATGGAAAAACTCTAAGGGCAGCAAACGATTCGACGCTAAGTTATTCCAAGCCCAACACCCCGACATCTACGAAAAGTTTGTCACGGAAACGGCAGGTTCTCGCCGCTTCTTACTTAAATAATGGAGGATTTATGTACGCATTTCCTAGTGGACACAATCCAAAAACAGGTACGCAAGAATCTGGCATGACCTTGCGTGATTACTTTGCAGCTAAAGCTATGCAAGCGATTTTGAGCAATCCAGACTACACCAACGAAGACCATGTATTAGCTTCTTCGTCTTATAACGTGGCTGACGCAATGATGAAAGCGAGGGATTTATGACAGTATTTGTTCCGCTTGTGACTGAAAAAAGAATAGTAGAAATTATTCGTGGTTATATTGCAGAACACGCTACTGAAACTACTCATCCTGATATGAACAATGAAAATCATTTATTGAAATTATCAGAACTAATGGTTGATGAGTGTGTTGCAAGAATTCCATTGTTTAGATTAGAAAAAGACGCTGTTGAGAAAGCGAGGAAACCATGACTGCCTTAGTGCCAATAAATGAAATAAGAGAAATGGCTGAAGTCGCAGCCAAGAGCAAGATGTTTGGCTTTAAGTCTCCAGACGAAGCAATGGCTATCATGTTGCTTTGCCAAGCTGAGAACCTGCATCCTGCTATTGCTATGCGTGACTATCATGTCATCCAGAATCGCCCTGCTTTGAAGGCGGATAGTATCCTCGCCCGCTTCCAGCAGAACGGAGGTTCAGTCAAATGGGAGGAATACACTGATGAGCGAGTCACTGGTACTTTTTCTCACCCCGCTGGTGGGTCTGTTGCTATCACTTGGACATTTGAGATGGCAAAGAGAATCGGACTTACGTCTAAGGATAACTGGCGGAACTACCCACGCGCCATGCTCCGCTCAAGATGCATCAGCGAGGGTGTCAGAACCGTATTTCCCGGAGTTGTTGCGGGAGTCTACACAGACGAAGAAACGGAGTCTTTCTCTGCAAAGAGCCAGCCTTATCAAGCGCAGACAAAAGATATGGGCGAAGCGGAAATCGTTATTGAGGAACAGGTAACCGAGTATCAATTATTTTTGCCTGACGGTTCTGTCTACGCTAATTGCACGAACTGGCAAGACTACATTGAGCGTTATGTATCCATGTTGGACGCTATCGAGAATTCGCCGAAGCTAAAGAAAGAAGAAAAGGCAGAAAAGCGAAAAACTTGGGAGGCGGGGAACGCTGACGCAATTAAGCGCATGGACGCAGTGACCAAGACACAATTTATAGCGGCTAAACAAGGTGTAGATACCTTTGCAGACTTGGAGGACGCTATTGAGTAATTTCAGGCATGGACAGCCCCAAAGTATCGGGGCATTTTTACCCAAAATTAAGGAACCCATTATGAGTGAAGCAAGAGAGTACACAAAGTTTATTCCCCAAGAACTAAAGGGGCGTATCACGCACAATAAATACAAACAAAAGGATACAGAGCCAGACATGAAAGGCACATTGTGCGTCAAAGGCATGATTGTGAATTTCGGTATTTGGAAGAATGATGGTCCCCACGGTGAATACTTCAACATTAAGGTATCTGACCCTGACTGGAAGGATAAGCAGAAGGACGCTCAGTATCCGAAAGAGGTAACGCCTAAATCTAAGATGGCTGGCGATATTCCTTGGTGATGCACGCATGGCTTGAGTTGCCGTTCCCGCCTAGTCTTAACACCTACTGGCGTAACTTTCGAGGGAGAACTGTTCTATCAAAAAATGGACGGCAATTCAAGAATGACGTTCAGGACTACATCATAGAAAAGAACATTCCTAAATTTGGGGACAAGAAGTTGAAGATAACAATGATTTTGCGCCCTAGAGATAAAAGGAAAATTGACATCGATAACCGGATTAAAGCGGTGCTAGATTCGCTTCAAGACGCAGGGGTTTTCGATGATGATTTTCAGGTAGACCACATTGAGATGATTCGCGGAGAACAAATCAAGGGTGGCCTTATACGGGTTTTGATTGAAGAACTACCAGACCCCCGTCAGACCGAGGGCGAGTCCCTCTGAGGACAGGTTAGGAACGCTTGGGCAACGTCTCGGTCAGCCCACTAATTCAACTAAAGGGGATTACATGAATAAGCATCTATTTGTCGCAACACCTCAATATGGCGGTCTGTGCTATGGCTTTTATGCTCAGTCTTGCTTGCAGCTTCAAATGCTGTGCAAGAACGCTAATATAAATATTAGCTTTTCTTTCTTGTTTAATGAGTCTTTGATTCAGAGAGCCAGAAACTTGTTGACGCATCATTTCTTAAAATCTGATGCAACACACATGATGTTTATTGATGCCGACATACGGTTCAATCCAAACGACATCTTTCCGATGATGGAGGCTGACAAAGACATCATTTGTGGCATCTACCCAAAGAAAGAAATCAACTGGCAGACCGTCCGTAACGCGATTGAGGCCGGTGTACCCAATGAGCAGCTAAAACACCATACAGGGGCGTTTGTGGTCAATCTGGTGGACTATCAGACTGAGGTCACAGTGCCGGTCAACCAGCCAGTAGAGATTTGGAATGGTGGAACTGGATTCATGCTGATTAAGCGTGAGGTTTTCGAGGGTTTAATTGGGAAAGTGCCGATGTACCTAAATAACGTGTTGGATTTGCAGAGCAACCAGAACGGCGAAACCATTCATGAGTTCTTTGCAACGCAGATTGAGCCAGAGTCGCAATTGCTTCTGTCTGAAGATTATGACTTCTGCAAAAAGGCTAGAAACAACGGATATAAGGTATGGGCAGCACCTTGGGTGCAATTAGCCCACGTTGGCACCTACGCATTTGAAGGTCAGTTGCTGCAAACGCCATGATGCGCGATAAGTACGCTCCCCATGTTGATTTTGGGGAGTTGTCCGGCTTGCTTGGCAAGGTTTTGCCGTCAAATCTGGATATGGTCCTAGAACGCAAGGGACACTTCCTGTTCGGCGAATGGAAGCGAGACGGGGAAAAGATAAGCAAAGGCCAAGAAATCCTCTTAAAAGCCCTCTCAGGGCTGCCGAAAACAACCGTTCTGGTTGTTTCTGGAGATACAGACAACGGGATGCGTGTAGAGCGTTTCTGGAGGATTTTGCCGGACGGCAGTTACGCTCAATCCGGCAAAGGTTTAATAGAGTTCAAAGACTATATTACTGAATGGTACCTAGTAGCTGATATAGGATAATGTTGCAGCGCAACATACAGTTTTTCTTGGGGGATGGGCCAGCTTATTTAAATCCCCAAAAATATAGGTCTTTGGCATCTTCATTCGTGCTGAATTCGTAGTAATAAAACTGGCTTAGGTCGCAATCCCTACGAATGTCTTCTTCCGTGATGTTGCGGTAGTAGTCGTGAGCTGTGAACGGGGAGTCCCAAGGGTTAGTTTTTGTGGTTCCGTGTTCAAGCCGTCCGGTTGTAGCGCACGTAAAGAACACTAGCTTGGATGACATCCTAGCCATGTTATTGAATATCCTAGCCCACTCAGGAGCGTGTTCAAAGCACTCACAAGAGGCTACAACGTCAAAAGAACCATCGCTGTAGTCCAAGTCCTCACCTTTGCCAACAACATCAACGCAGGGGCCTTTAGCTAGGTCTACACCGATGTAGGTGCATTGCTCAAAAAAGTCTCTTATTGTGCCATTCAGATTTAAACTGCCCACTTCTAGTACAGCTTTGCGCTGAAACATATCAGGAAAGCGTTCCTTCAGACCGGCTATGAAAGCCAGTTGTGCTGGATGTGACATAGTTATCCCCTATGATTTGATTAACGGCAGCCCCAACGACGTCTAGCTGCCTTACCTCTCTCACCCTTCCAGTTCTTAGACCTCGCACAGAAAGACTTGTGTCTTGGTCCTGATTTGGTTGGAGCCTTCAAGTTACTGCCGGTAGCACGGTTGTACTTCTTGCGTCCTTTAGCGGTCAGGCCACCGCCAGCTTTAACAGAGAGCTTCTCACCCCTGCCGACAGAAAGATTAGTGCTTTTAGACATTATCTAGTCCTCTGTATCATCTGAAGCATGAGTTCTTGTCTACGTTTTTCGACAGCTTCTCTAAGCATTTCCGCTTTAATTTGATTAAAGTATTCGCTTCTAGCCTGTGCTGCTTTTTCAGCTTCTTCAACAGAAGGAAAGTTAGGAAACCTAAATCCTTGAGCTGCTTGTTTCTGCACGTAGTTTTTGATGGTTTCGTAATGGGCTGGGTCCTGCGGGTTATAAATTTTTCCCTCATAAATGGAGGGAACATTGTAAAAACCCTCGCCGGGCAACCCTAAATCAGAGGCACTCTCTGTTATAGAAAGCTCAGTATGAGGGTCTAATTTACCCTCATCAAAAACAACAGGTCTATCCATCTCAATAGGATAGCCGTGCGGGTCAAGGACTTCTTTGCTAGGCAATTTTTTCTCCCGTCTGTAACTGAGCTAGGGTCAATCCACCTGTGTACTGAAAGTGAGGGTACTCTTTGAACCGCTTCCAATCCCCTGCCCACTCTAAACCCTGTGCTTTGCCAAGTTTGCCAATCGTTTGCCAAACTTCATCTTTAACATTCCACGCTGGCTTGCCATTGACAATAGGAACAACGTCAACAGCGCAACGATAATTATGAAAAGATTGACCAGCCTTTGCGTTCGTGACAACTCTCCCCGCAGTCGTTCTACCCTGCGCGTAAAGAGCGTTTTGGCTTTCATTGTCTCTATAGGTGCTAGTTACTAGCAAGTCGATGCCGGAAGCGTCTGCGGCCTTAATAAAGGCTTCTACACGCTGTTTAACCTGCGGTAGCAAGTCATCCAGACTACGACTGTTTATCATTTGTCAGCCGTAACCACACCAATCAAACCAGCAATGCCTAAACCAGCCGAAATAATGGCTTCTTGAAGCTGTGGAGCCAACGGCACACCAATAGCTGTCAGGAACAGGATAGCTCCACGCCAAGTAGACGGTTCTTTAGCACGGTCAAGAATGTACTGTCTCATAGACCTTCTCCGGGGGTAAAGTAGCACTCAGCGGTGCTGCTCTCAGTAATGAAAGCAACGTAAATGCCGTCCGTAGGAGTGCATTGGTTTGGAACAGTGAATACTTTGTTCTGTCCGGGCAACGCTACATAACAATACTGAGCATTTCCGGGGGAAGGAGCCGTCACCGTTACTGATGAATTGCCAAACCTAAAGTAAACAGGCTTTCCAGTTCCGGCTGTATTTTCATGACTTGAAACCAATACTTGATTGCAAGCAATATCAGATACAAGATTTATGCGCTGAGAAGTAGTCGTAGCATTTGCTTGATACGTTTTTCCCATGCTTTGAAAAGCAATGTTGTTAGCCATTAGTACACCTTTTTGCCGCCACCTGACGTTGGACTTAACTTAGTCGAATAGTTACCGTCTTCAAAGCAAAATATGGAACGATACCCACCTTTAGGCAATTGACCTGTTTCCCACTTAGTCATGTCCTTGCTGCCGTCTCTTGGCAACTGTGGGCGAACTGATTTGGCAACCTGTTGATTTACGTCACTCGGACGCTTGGGAGCTTTGTCGTACATCATTATTCCTTTCTTTCGTTTTTACCAAAAGGTAACTGAATATTACGAATATCGCTAGAGTTGATACTCGTTCCCACAATGGGTTCGTCATTGTCCAACCACACATTACGCTTGACGCTATCAGTGCCAAAATTGTAATCAAGCGGTCTGAGATGACTCTGAGCGCAATAGTAACGACTTGGATTCCGTCCATATTTATCCCCTAAATAAAAGAGATTCACAGTCTAATCCTTATCGTCCTCATCGTCCATACCAAAGCCAGAACCCCACTCATCGTCTGAGAGCTTCAACTTAATTGCTTCCAGCTTTAACGCCCTATCCAAAACCTTTGTCTTGTCTGTAATGGACGCCATCGGGTCATTCATTACAGCAATCAACATATGAGCAATAGCACTCTCAAGCTCTGGATTTATCCCCTTTTGTTTCTTAGCCAAATCTTATCTCCTAGGCTCCATAGAAGTTACTTGACCTTTTCCTGTCATGTAATCGTATGCAGATGAACCAACTCTATACGCTCCGGGTGCAACATATCCAGTAATAGCGTTTCTTAACAATCGTTGAGCAAAAGATAATTTTTCTTCTTCATTCATTACTACTTTTGTTATTTCATCTAATTGGCCTTGTAGTTTAGAAATTGCTTTTTCGTCCATTAAACCTGTTCTACGCAAAGCTGGTGCTACGTTTTCCCTAAACGTAATTCCCGCGCTTCTAAGACCTGTAGATGCCTTGTCAGCCATAATTTGATTTACAGCTTCAGCTAAAGTTTCTTTACCTTTATTTGTTTGAACAATAACCGGAGCAATCGTATTCCATGTTTCTCTGTCGCCAGAAAGAATCATGTTCTTAATTTGCATTGGTGCTTCTTTAGAACCAATAAGACGGTCAACAATTTTTTCAGCTTCTTTAGTAATTTTCCCTGCTTCTGAACTAGCCTGTCTTTCAATGACTTTTCCTTCTTCTTTAGCCATTTCCCCGCGCTGCTCAATACCTTTTTGAGCTTTTGCTGTTCTAGCTGAATACGATTCAGCACGTTCAAGATTGTTCAAATAAGAATTAACTTTTGTATTTACTTCAGGAAGTGTTTTTAGCCAATCAGAATTAGAGTTCATCCAACGGCGTACCGCAGCAGCATCTTTTAAATTACGCATTTGGTTTGCAGCATAGTTACTTGCTTCCGAATTAACAAATGCTTTGTCACCAGTTAAATCAATCAAATCTTGAACTGATTGTGCGCTTTTAAAATAATCTTTTGGTAAAGATTGAGCATCAGTTTTGTAGCGAGTAGGGTCAAACCTATCTAAAGCTGTAGCTTTTTCTCCAGACTTAGATTTGTATTTTTCAAGCAGTCTAGACGCCATTTCGTAATCACGTTGCAAAACATCCTGTGCTTCGCCAGCAAATTTAGACTGCAACTCACTTATCTTTGCATAATACTTTTCTGCTATTTTTGTACCTATAGCAGAGTAACCTTCTACATCTTTACCAAAAGCCGTGTCACCTAAACGACGTCGAACATCGTCAAGAGCCTGAAAAGATGTTGGAAAAGTTTTATAAACGGGATTACCCATATCGTTTACGCCAACCTGAACCCGTCTTGCTGTTACTGCATCATAAATATTTTGATACGCCTGAAGCACACCTTTTTCAGTAACTTCAGCAGTTTTTTGTTCTTGAGCAACTTTCCCAATTAATAGCTTTTTTCGTAAATCATCAACCAAAGACTTATATTCAGGCAAAGATTCAACAAGAATTCCTTTTCCTTCTTTTTCTGCTACAGCCGCATTTCTAATAGCTTCTTGTGCTTTATACGCATCAGAACGCTGTACAGATTCAGTGCTGTATTTGTTAGCAATCTTGTCTCTAATTGTATTGCCTATATTAGACACTTCTCTTGATACGTCTCCAACATTAGAGATGGTTGATTTTGCTTCATCAATAACTTTTTTACCGGATGCACCAACATCTTGACCTAATTCAGCTATCTTTAATGCTCTACGTTTTTCTTCAAGGCCAGCAGCAGTTCCCGCTCTCTCAGTACCGGCAGCGCGTTGAGCAGCTTCAGCAGTAACTCGTTTAGCTTCTGCGTCTAAATCAGCAAAAATCTTTTCTTGAGGAACTCCAGCTTTAGTCTTTCCGCGAATATCACTAATTTGCTTTTCAATAAAAGCTCTTTGGCTTGGAGTTAGATTTGCCTCATCCAAACCTACGTCTTTAGAAAGAGCGCGAATAGCACCGGCTGTTTCTAAACCAAGTATTTTTTGCGCTCCTTTTTTTAACGCCCAAACAGTTGCATTAGCAAACTCAGGGGCAACCAAAGCCCCCCCAAGACGTATTGCCTCAACAGTTGCTGGAGACGCTCCCATAGCTTCAGAAGTTTCCCCACCTGCAGAGCCAACAAAACCGCCCAAAGCACCTAATCCGGCCTGAGCTAAACGAGAACCTCTCATTGCGCTACCGGCAGCTAATAAAGGAGGTCCAGCAGGAGCAGTTAAAGGGAAAGCCGACGCAGCCAAACCAAGGCCAGTAGTTATTTCAGGAGCAAATGCTCCAACAACACCGCCCGTACCAGTTTCAACAGCAATGTCTTTTAACCTTGAGCCAAAAGATTTTTTTTCTTCTTTTGGTTTTGGAGATGTGTCTTTTGCTCCCGGCAAATCCGATTCAGGAACCAGATTTGATGGCATATCAGATTCTGGTACAGCCATTATTGATACTCCCATTTGCCATTTGTAAAGATAATTGGCCTACCACTTTTTGAAACATTTTTATCGCCTTCTTTGGGTCCTGAAGGAGCAGAAGATTGCTCGTCACCAAGGCCAAAATATTTTCTAACGTCGGCAGGTATTTCAATTTTTTTGTTATCAGGTAATGTTTTGTTAGCTTCATCAACGCGAGTAACAACTGCTCTCCAGCGAGCCTTCTTAGTTGCCTCTGGTTGAGATTCTAATGGCATTTGAGAAACAACAGCTCTGACTTTAGTATCTGACAATTGACCTCTACCGCCAGTTTGAGCAGACGCAATATCAAATGCCAAGTTTGTCATCAAGGCATCAATGGTTTGTGGGTCTGCATCAATTGTCTGAGTTTCAATATAACGCTTGATATAAGAACTAATGTCTCCCGTAAACTTGCCAGCAAACGCAACAGAACCACCGGGAACCTTACCTTCTTTTTCTCCAATGTTTTTTAAGTCTTTAAGGTTGAACACAGCGTTGCCAATATCTTGTTGCATTACTCTTTCAGAAGTTACTTGAGCAGAACTTCCTTTCCCGCCCGCTCCTAATTTTGTAACGTCACCCGATATACCAGTAATTTCTTTTGGAGGTTTATCTGCATTTTTTGTATCAAGAGCAAAAACTTTTCCTTCTGGAGTTGAAAAGTATTGATAATTTGCTCTATTTTCAACAGTTCTTTGATGTTCTCTTACGTCTTTATAATGTTCTGCAGTAATATCATGTCCACGTTTAACTTCTTGTAGTTGAGCAGTTTTTAAGTTTTGTTCAAACGCTTCTTTAAAACCAGATTGAATTTCCTTAACATATTTAGCTGCTTCTTGAACACCTTGAAGGTTTGCTTTTTGTGTAAGAATTTGGCTACCAGTTTTAGCAACTAATTCTTGCATCATTGCTTCTGCTTTTCTAACATCATAAGGCAACATTTTTAAAGCAAGGTCAGCATCTCTAGCAGCAGAATCAAGATTAGCTTTGACTTGAGCCATATCTTTTTCAAACTTAATTTGTTCTTGTTTCCAAAGGTCAGCACGACCCTCTCGCCACCCTTTCAACATTCCTGTCATAGAATTAATAGCACCCATTGCAGACAGTTTGTTTTTGCTACCTCCACCAATAGCTATAACGCCAAGCAAGCTAAACAATGTTGAAAGACTTTGGACGTTTTCTTGAGTTGGAATAAATTTAGGATAAGGATTTTCTAATTTAATTTGTTCCTGACCCTGTTTAATTTGCGTAGCTCTATCTGCCGCATATTCAGCAACGCCAGCCTCACCAATCTTTAATGCTTTCTCACGACCAGACTCAAGTTCTCCGACAACTTTACGCAATCTTTGCTCTTGTTCTGCCAGAGAGCCTAATTCGGTAGTAGCAGCTTGAGGAGTAGTTACACGCTCCTTAATTTTTGAAATGTCGGTTGCTCCGGGAACGCCTTCCATATTGACGTTCAATGCTTCAGCAATTTTGCTGGTATCAATATAGTCAGCAGGACTTTTCTTTGATTGTCCAATGTCAGCCATTATGGAGTACCTCTAACTTGTTGAGGGTTGTAGCCGTATGTACCGCCACCAGCGATTGCAGCCAGTTGCGTATAGAACTGCTGATTAGCCTGATTAAGCTGCTGGTCAAGCTGCATACCCGTTCTAATAGCACCCAACGCAATGTTGTCGCCAATCTGAGAAACCTGTAGACCAAGGTTGTACTGATTTGCTAGTAATTGCTGACGGAAAGCCTCTACCTGTGCTTGGGCTTGAGCAACGCCAACACCGCCCCTAGACTCAACGCCTTGCGCCATTTGCGCTCTCATGGCCTGATAAGCCTGTGCGCCTTGTGGGGTCAGTTCACCAGCTTGAGCAGCACGCTGTAAATCCTGTCCTGCCTTTTGATATGGCTGACCTAAATTCTTTTGCTCTTGCGTAGCTTGCTGTATTTGTTCAGCAGCTTTTTTGGCTTGTTGTCTACCAACAATTGCACCAGCACCAGCACCGCCAACACGAAGTAAATCAGCAGCACCTAAACCTGTAGCATCTTTTAATGCTTTGTACGGGTCAATTACATATTTTTTCAACGCTGATTCTGGAGGTTCTTCTAACGCAGATGGTCTTTGACCCGGCAATGGTATTGCTGGCCTTGCTGCAGCACCTACATCAACGGGAAAGTCAGCCATTCCTTGCGGATATGCAGCAGCAGTAGCAGCAGCTTGTTGAGCGGCTATCAAATCTGGACGAGAAGACATTTCTGGAGGAAATTCTTTTCTTGCTATAAGTTTGTTAACGTCAGCATCCGAAATACTTGGAGAATAATTAAAAGCAGAATCTACATATTGTTGTTGCGCTTGTGTTTCTGGAGAAACGATATCAGCCGCTGTTCCTCTTTGAAATTCTTCCGGATAAACATCAGATACAGGAGGTATTGTTGCTCCATAATCAGCACCATAACTATATGATTCTGGAATAGAATAATCTCCATCGTAAAACTCTAGCAATCCAGTTTCAGGATTAGTTGTTCCCGCACCGCCAGCCTCTTTCAGCAAGTTGACCTCTTTCGGCGTTATATGAGCAAGAATGGTGTCACCACCCCGGCCTTTATTGGCGAGCATCTTAGCAATTGATTTTAAATCGCTAGTTTCTTGAATATCAGCCCGTAAAAGCCGTGCTAGTTTTTTAGTCATTTAAGCCTCCGAATTACCCATATAGCGCAACGATTCCACGTTCCAGCCAGCCTTCTTACCGCCTTCTTTATCACCGCCAAATATCGGCGCACCAGCGTCGCCAATACGTAACGCTTGTCCTAATGCCGCAGTACCAACAGAAGATGTTGTTTGTATTGGGCTAACAGGTTGTTGAGTCGGTGCTTTAGTAGTTGTTGTTGGCGTAGCAGATATTGGAGCTTGTTGCTGTTTGCCAAACAAAGTCGAATAAACGGCTGGATACAAAGCACTAGCCAATAATCTTTCTTCAGACCTTCCAATAAGAGGGTCAGTACCCATTAACGCTGTAGATTTATCGCTTAATGGCACTTGTTGACTTCCAGCAACATACGTATCTTCTGCTGGCGCACCAGTGTCAGCCGATGTTCCTCTTTCCTCAACCGGAACAAATCTACTTGGTTCTGGATTAAACGCAGCCTTTAATCCTTCAATGCTTCCTGTAGTAATACCAGCGGCAACACCTACTTTAGCTCCGGCAGAAACAGCATCTGACAAACTGCTACCGTCAGCTAATTGTTTTAATGTCGTTGTTGTAGAGCCGCCAACAGCAGAAGAAGTAATTTTTCCTAGCGTAGTTAATTGTGCGCCAGAGGTTTCCGAGCCAATTTCTGCACCAACAGCCGTACCAGCGGTTTGTCCTGCGTAACCACCTGCACCAGAAGTAATTGCAGCCGTAGCAATGTCACCTACATTGCCACCATTCATTGCCTTTATAGCGGCAGAAGAAACGGCAGAAGTAGCCGCAGCCGCAGCCGCAGTGCTACCACCAGCAGCAGCAACAGCAGGGCCAACATACGGACCAACAACAGCAGCTACAGCCAAAGTCTCAATAACTGGCAACGGATTCTTAATGACGTTAGAAGCAGCCGTCCCTATGTTTTTAACTGTTTTTTGAGCGCAGCTTCCTACTCCTCCAGCGGCACCACCAGCAGCCGAGCCAACACTAGAGACAGCTTTACCGGCACCGCTAACGACTTTAGAAACAGCTTTTCCTGCGCCGCTAACTACGCTACTAACAGCTTTAACTACACCACCCATCAGAATTCTCCTATGCCAATCATTTGTGGCGCACCAGTTTGAGTAGGAACATCGCTTGATTGAATTTGAATAGGTATGCCAGCCATCTCTAACAATCGTGTTAATTGAGGATTGTCTACAGTAAACATAGCCGTTTTAAATCCAGCAATTTTCATAGATTTTTTAAATTCCTGAATAGCAGCTATTAAATCTCTTGGTGAATCCGCAGTTTCCATTGCTATAGATGCTGAACCATCTTTGTTGTTGTAATACACAAACAACGTGTTTCCAGACCTCATCACCCGAACATTAGGGTCCGTATTTACTAAGTCAGCTAATACGTTGTATAACTTCACGCCGTCTTCTTGGCTACCAGTTGATTGACCTAAAATATCAATCACATCCATAGGCTCTGCTGACTGACGTTGCTTCTTAACCTGCTCCATAACAGCTTGATTATTTGACAACTCAAAACCTGATTTTTTTTGGGGGACGGGGAGCATTTTTATAGTCCTAAAGAAGCTGCGATTTGTTCATGAATGTACAAATGGCTGGCTATCCAATCATAGAAATCAGACTCATTATTGAAGTCAACGTCCAACATATTGAACGGATTATTCAATCCTAAGAGGCTTGCAAACGCTTGATGCTCGACTTGATGAGCCAATAACCAGTCATCTAGGTTGTCTGTTTGGGCGTCAATAATGGGGTAAATAGGCACTGAAATGCCGCTATCCATGAATACTTCCTGAAATAGCTTATGTTGCAGACCATTTTCAAACAAAAACTCTCCTAGGGAATCATTGTTCCCGTATTCAACAATGGAGAGCGTGTCCATATTCACTATTTATCTGCCTTATTCTCTAAGCGGTCAAATATCTTTTCACACATCTTCTTAATGTCAGCAATGTCCGTCTTGTAATCATCTTTGTTCACATAAACATGAGGCAATTCACGAATATCGTCATCAATACGATTAAGCATCCGTGTAATGTTGTTCAGCGTCCAGCCACCAAAGAAGGCGGCTATACCAACAACTAAATTAAACAAAGACTGTCCGTCCATTAGAAGCTGCCTGAAGTTCCATTACGTCCAAAGACCATACCTATGATGCTCCAGTTAGCACCGTCAGACTGAACCCTGTAAGCGTCGTACTGATAAGCCAAAGACTTCGTAGTAACGCCGTCAATCGTCTGAGCAGATGTTGTAGCGATGGTCACTACGTTAGCTGTGCTATCTGTCTTCTTAATTGTGTAGGCTTTGCCAGTAACTCCAGCAGCGGTCGGCAATGTCACCGTCACAGCAGAAGCAGCAGCACTAGCTAAAATGGTTTCGTCTAATGTTGCAGCAGTATAGTTAGCTGTCTTAGATACCAGATTGCCTTGATAGCCGAGGAACTGAACGCCAGAAATAGTGCCGCCAGTAATAACGACAGCATTAGCATTTTGCTGAGAGAGCGTGCCGTAACCCGTGTTCTTCAAAGAACCATACGTGTCAAAGGTGCCGTCAGTAGTCCATGTATCACCGACGTTTAATGTGACCTTGGCTATGGTCCGTAACGTACTGTTATTGTTGTAGCTAACAGTAATTGTTACAGCAGCCGTGTCTTTGTTTTCAATCGTTATGGTTTTTACTTGACGTCGGGTAGAAGCACCGGGAGCAGACACAAGCGTAACGCTAGAGGTTCCGTTAAGTGCGCCATCATTTGCGCCCTCAAGAATGGTTGAACCATTATTGTCTAAATAAGCCGCAGTAAAGTCTGGATTAGTTGTAGCCGCAGCCCCGGACATGGCTACTACAATTGATTTTGTGGTTGCGTCTAGAACTAACATAATTTCCTCTTAACTAATAAACCAAGCGTAGGCATAGGCTTGGTCAACGCTTGCGTTACCACCGCCACCGCCGCTAATTGCAACATTTGCTACCGCCGTAATTCGACCTTGTGCATCAACCGCAATTTGAGCAACTTGCGTAGCACTTCCATAAGTTCCAACATTTGCTGCTGTGTTGGCAAGACTGATTGTTACGTTACTTGCTAAGTTACCGCCGCCGGTTAAACCTGTGCCAGCAGTAATATTGATTGTGTTTGCTACTGCGCCAGAAACATTCGCTACTGCAATGTTAATAGCTACATTTGATACAGATGTAATTTGTCCTTGCGGATTAACTTCAATTACAGGAACTGTAGTAGCGTTTCCATACGTTCCAGATACAACCGTTGTGTTAGCAATACGAATAGTCCCGCTGGTCGTAATCGGGCCACCGGACAAGCCAGTTCCCGTATTGACTTGGGTTACTGTGCCTGACGCATTACCTCCACCCCCTACTCCACCAGCTACCTTCAGCATGATTGCTCCTTACAGGCCATCGCCCGGCGTAATATAAATTGTTGCTGCTCCACTACTTGTTATGCCAGTAAAATACGCATTTGGCACAAACGTCAAAATCTCATCAGTGTTCGGCAATATCGGAAACGCTGTTTGTGAGCTAGTCACAACCACAGCATTGTTTGTGGCTTCCGATGCCGTTGAGCCATAACCCATAAACACAGTTACCGTTCCAGTATTGATGACACGGTATTGATTGCCTCCAAGCGTTGTTGACGCACATTGAACCGGAGTTGGCGCAACTGTATCAGCGGCAAATGTGACCGTATTACCTGTCTTTTGAAACGCATTAAGTCCCATAATTTCCCCTTATAAAGCCTGTATGTCTGAGCTAGTTAGTGCTGGCACATCCATGCTAGACAACGTAGTTACATCAACTGTCTGAACCTCTGGCAACACATACTCAACCCATCGTTCTTCTGATTGCGACCATGACCAGTTAGGACCCGGCTGTGGGTCACGAATAACCCAACCCGGTGGATACCACCACACTACTTCTTTGCCTTCAGGGCACTCAGGAGGTTCGGATACTTCAATCCAGCCACCTGTGCCATCCGTCTCAGGTTTTGGTATAGAACCATTTTTAGAATACATACGTCACCTTATTGAACAGGGAAAGCT